GGTGAATGGGCAACCGGCGAGCCAACACTGTCGCGGCGAGGCTGTCGATTTCATCTGCCCATCGTTCGGCCCGCCCCACAAGATCGTCGACGCCATCCGCAAAAGTGCCGTCGAGTTCGACCAGGTGATTCTGGAATTCGGGCGCTGGGTTCACATCAGCTTCAGCGGCGCACCTAGGATGCAGGCCCTTGTAATCGACAAGAACGGCACTCGTTTCGCTTAGGAGATTGAAATGGCAGGATTCACTGACATCATCAAAGTCGTTGCCCCGTGGATCGGCACGGCGCTTGGCGGCCCACTGGGCGGCCTGGCCGTGGAAGCAGCCGCCAACGCTCTCGGCCTGAGCGACAAAACGGCGGATGCCGTCAGGACCGCCATTGCTGGGGCCACGCCGGAACAAATGCTTGCGCTGAAGCAGGCCGACCAGGACTTCGCGCTGAAAATGCAGGCGCTAGGATTCAAGCAAGCCACGGACCTAGAGGCCATCGCCGCCGCAGACCGCGCCGACGCGCGCGCCATGAACGTGCGCGCGCCGAGCATCGTCCCGGCACTTCTTTCGGTAGGCGTGACTGCGGGCTATTTCAGCATCCTGGTGGGGATGCTATTGGGCGTGCTGCGGGTCAACGATTCGCAGGCGCTTTTGCTCATGCTCGGGTCACTGAGCACGGGCTGGGGCGTCGTCATGGCATTCTGGTTCGGCACCACGCGCGATAGTGGCCGCAAAACCGAGCTGCTGGCGCAAGCGGAGCCGATCGCACAGAAGTTCTGAGAATGGTTGCCGCTCATTTGTCAATCTGTGCGCTTCGCTCGACAGGACGAACCTTTCGTTCGAGGCGACCAACAACGGCGGGTGAGTTCATCGCGTTTCTCCTACTTTTGCGGCGTTGTTGTTGTCGCCTCAACTCGAATGTTAGGCGTCTAGAACCCGCCGTGCTCTGGCAGGTCTTCAAACTCGCGCTCGCTCAAGTACACGTCGCGCACCTCGTAACACGAGTTGTCGCCAGCATCCCGCGCGTCCTGCACGTAGCAATCCCCGTCAACGGTCGTCATCACGCAGCTATTTCCGTCAAACGTCACGCACACATGCCGCGTGCGTGGCGCGCCAAACGCATCGAACGTCAGGTCGTTGATCTGGCACTTCTGGCGCCCCAACTCGGCGCGCACCTTCTCGGCAAGCACAAACTCGGCGGGCAGCTTCGCGTCCAGAACGTAGCCGTCACGGCGGTACCAAGTGAAGTGCCCGTCCGTATGCAGCTTTCCGTCGGGGCCTAACCCGTCAATCAACCGGACCTTTGCCGGCACGCTGTCGTCGTCCATCAAACCTCCTGTGTCGGCAAAGGCCGCTCAACTCGAACGTTGGGCGTCTTCAGGTACACCAGCTCCCATGTCGGGTGTAGTGTTTGCGTCAGCCCGCTTTCGTCCCACCGGACACGCAGGTACTTCCCGCTAGATCCGACAATCGTTCCCTGCACCGCTTTTGCGGCCGTCGTGAACTGCACGCGAGCGCCGCGCTTGGCTGGTACGCCGTAATTGGCCCTGATGTAGGCCATACTCATGCTTGTAGTCCTTTCGCGTCTTCGTTCACCAGTTGACAAACCAGCCAATCAAGTGGGCCAGCCGCGCCATCTTCGGGAAGTCTCGAAATTCCACGTTCGTACATTTCCTCGTTGTTTAGCAAACAGGTTAACCCCAACGTTCCGGCGGCTCAACTCGAACGTTATGCAGCACCAATTCAACCCCTGCTGAAAGCCAGCGCTCGGGTCAGCTTTCCGATGCTCTGCGCCTTGGCTTGAATCTTCTTCAGTTCGGCCTGGGCCTGCGCCAGCGTGATTTCGCCGCTGTGTACGCGGGCCATGATTGCCAGGCGCACCGAGTGGCTGTCGGCAACTGAGCCTGAGGCCTCAGCGGCCTTGAGTGCGTGCTTCTTGTCCATCGCGGCTTCAAAGCGTGTCCTGTTGTTCTCGTCCATCGGCAATCCTTCCGTTGTTCGTTCACATGGGCCAGCCGGTGGCGGTCCGCTTACTGGCGGCGTCAGGCCCAAGCGCAGCATCCGCCACGCGAGCCAGATACGACAACTCTGCCGCGCCGCCGCCAGTCTCGATTTCCCCTTCCTCGGTCAGGTCTTCGTATTCAGGGTGGCCCTTGATGCGGTCGCGCAGCTCGGTCAGAGCGCCGCGTAGGCGCTCAATCTCGTCGGCCGCTGCGAACGCGAGTCCGCACGCATCGCGCCACACCTCGAACGGCTCGGGCTCCGGCCTGGTATCCGGCAGGCGCCGCAGGGCGTTGAGCAGATCGCTACTGTTGGGAAAGGACTTCATGATGCTTACTCTTCCTTGTCCTGCAGCTCAACCCAGAAGCCACCAACCAGGTTTGTAGGTTTCTTTCGGGCAATGACCTTGGCGTACATAGGCCACTGGTTGACAGGCAGGTGAAGGCCCGCAAAGCACGCCCAACCTTCTCCGGTTTGGATACAGTCTCCGGCCTCGATGCTCCATCCGGCCTGGATACAGTCTCCGGCCTGGATGTCCCATCCGGCCTTGATGTCCTCTCCGGCCTTGACGCCCCATCCGGCCTCGATGCTCCATCCGGCCTGGATACAGTCTCCGGCCTGGATGTCCCATCCGGCCTTGATGTCCTCTCCGGCCTTGATACCCCTTCCGGCACGCAGTGTGCCTGTGAGCTTTACCCCACGCGCGACCACAATGCGCCCAGCGAAGAACAGGTGTGTGGCGTCAATGCTCTCGACCTCAAGCACTGCTGTCGGGTCAGCGCCGGCATGGTCCATCAGCCAGTCCGCATCACGAAGTCGGCCATCTTCAACCAGCGCATCAAGTACGGCTTGGTACGCGGCCTCTTCTTCGGCAAATCGGCGCAGGAACCACTCGTAGCCATCGACGCATGCGCCCCAGTCCCTCAGTTGGGTCTTGGTAATTTTCATCGATTGATCTCCTCTGTTAGGCTCACTTCGGGTGTATGCGCGATCGTGTTCACTCGGGTTCCCTCCACGCAAAGAGCGTGCAGTGCGCGGTAGATTGAACGGCGAATCCGCCAATTGCGCACCGCTTGTTTTTCTCTTTCGTGTACGTTTCGCCATGGCTCCACCCGGGCAATTCGACAAACTCACTGCTGTAGTGCTTGCACGTACGGCAGCATGCGGGCTCTTGGCGGTAGCCTTGTGCTACCTTCTCGTCGCTTTGTTTGCTCATGATCCGCTCTTCTTGATTGCATCGGCGCAAAGGGCGGCCTCATCGCTCATCGCCTCAGTGCGGGCGTCGTTGCGGAACTTTGATGCACGGTCTTTGTAGTCGTGCCAGTAATCCGCGCTCCTGTCGAGGCACAACGCTACGCACCGCTCACGCTCTGCGGCACGCTCTTGCAGACCGTAGGAAATCATCTGCTCAGCGCTGTAGCAGAGCGTTGCGCCTGGTGTCCAATCGGCGTCAGGCAAGGCCACAAGCGCCGCGCTCGACACGGGGGGCAAATCTGAAACTACGTCGTCCCGCGCCTGGCCCACGCCGGCGCATCCGGACTCGTCGTCATCAAGCAGCGCCGCAGCAATAGCCGCTTCAATGTCGGCTAGCGACCCATCGGCAAAGCCCACAACTACGCGCGTTCCGCAGTTCTGGCAAAACCGCGAATCTGCTCTTATCTGATACCCGCAACGTTGGCACTCTTTGTCCAGCGCGCTGTCGTCGCTCGTGTCCATTTGCCATCCCCGGCGCGTCAGTTCAGCCGCGGCCCGTTTTGCTCGTTCGCTCATGCTCCTCTCCGGTTCAGACGTTTCTCGATCCAGTCATGAGGCTGGCGGCCGTGTCTCGCGTCAGCCAGCGCAGCGTTGCCATTACGCCTCCCATCGCGCAGCGTAGTGCGCGGCCAGCGCCTCATGGTCAGTCGTGTCTAGCGTGTCCCGCGCCTCGTCCAAAACAAGAGCCGCTGTCTCTGCGCCGGTGGCGTTGTCGATATCGTCCTTGAACTGGACGAGGGACGACTTTGACGGCGGCGCCGCTGTCTTCTTGTTTCGTGCCTTGATCGCATCCTTCAACCGGTCTGCGGCGCTCGTCCCGTTGTCTCCGGCAGGCTTCTCCGCCTCGTCGGCATCGAACCAGTCGGCAGCGACGCTCATGCCGTCGCGCAGGCTCGCGTAGATTTTCTTCAGGCTCACCACCTGGGCCGGCTGGATTGCGTCAAGCCGGCGTTGGATGCGACGCTCGATCTGCTCGCGCGACACACCGAAGGCCTCGAACACGACCGCCATCTTCTTCATCGCCTCTGGCGAAGTGTCGGCCTTGGTCTTCATGGTGGCCTCGCACTGCGCCACGGCCGCCTCGGTCACGTCGCCGGGGATCACGGCCAGGATGCATGCGCGCAGGCGGCGCGCGGCTTGGTTGGCCGTGTTTTCATAGATGTCGCGGGGGTCTTCCAGCCGCGTGACTCCGCGCTTTGTGTACCGGATGTGTGGCACCTGGAACACCACCTCGCGCCGCGTGTTGGTCTCCACGTCCCACGCGAATGCTTGAACGGTGCTCTCGCCGTTGCGCTGCTCCAGCTCGCGGATGCCGAACTGCATATTGCCCCAACTCTGCGCCATTGCCTCGGCCAGGCGGATCGACGGGCCGCTGATGTCGCTGCCGCCCCGTGCGTAGGTGTACACGGCCGCGTCGGCCAGCGTGGGCCGCGTGCAGGCGTTGAGAATGCGGTCCATCGAAGCGATCTGGTCGCGCGGGTTCATGCGAGCGATCATCATCGCGGCCTGCACTTCGGCAACGGCTCGCTGTTGGTCTGTGTTGGCCACGGCATTTGAGACAGGTCGGGCCGCGACTGTAGAGGTACCGAATGGGTTTTCCGGGCGAATGTTGAGTTCGGTCATGGTGGTCTCCGTCGGTTACTTGATCAGCAGGCGCCGCGACGGCTCGCCAATCCGGACGAATTGCTCGTACATGTCGGCGTGCGCGGACTTGAACGCGGCGCTGTCGAAGCGCTTGGGTGCGGCTGCGGCCTTCCACGTGGCCAGCGTATTGCCGGTCGCGTCTATGAGGGTATCGCACTCTCCCATGGCAATGAAGAGGAGGGCTTCCCATTCCTCTTTGGCCGAATCGAGGTGCTTGGACTGTGTCTTGATCTCTCGCAGGTGCTCGACTGCATCCATCACGTCGGCGGTTGCCATCACCGAGTCGTTGCGACTGCTGCGGCCGTAGCGCGCGATTGCGTCGGCGTAGGTCACAGGCTCGGGCGGATTCCCGTTTTGCACTCGCTCCCAGAATTCTGCCGCCGCGTCCATCATCATGGCTTGCAGTTCCGGGTCGGACGGCACCTCGTAAATGCGGAAATCGCTGCCGCCTATCAACACGGCCACGTCGGCAACTACGCATCTTGCGACGTTCATGTAGTGCTGCACCTGTAACGCGTATTCCCGCGGAATCTGGTCGCTGCCGGGCTCTCCCCATCCGTCGCCGCTGCGGGCCGTCTTGGCCTCGAAGATGCGGTCGACGCTGGTGCCTGGCTGGCCGGCCGCCACGAATCCGTCGAGGTTTGCGATCAGGAATGCGTACTCCGGGTGGCGCAGCATGTCGGGCAGCATGCGCACTTCGCGGCCGGTCTCGTCGGCGTAGGCCTGGCGCACGACGGGTTCGAGATAGCGGCCCCAGCGCATCGCGCTGTTTTCTGGCTGCGGCTCGGCCTCGCCGCGCTTGTCGCGGTACACGTCAAGCGGCGTGCGCCACTTGGACAGGCCGAGGACGGCGGCGATATCGCTGCCGCCGATTCCGGTGGTTCTTTCCTTGAGCCATTGTTCGCGTGTGTTCATGGTTTTAGCCTTTTGCTTTGCGAGAGAATGCTATGCTAGACCCTTCGATGCGCGGCCCGCATAGGTGTTTACCCGTGTTGCGGACTAACGGTCGTTAGGCATCACCAGCTGCCAACG